TATCAAAGTAATCGGAGAATATATTGGCAACATGTTTTGCCTCTGTTTTATCTAGGGTTTTCGTCATTCATTTTCCATAATAATAATGCTGGTATTATAACACATAAGGCTGATAAAGTCAATGCTATACATAGACTCATACTTCATTACCCCAATAATCCCAATTATCATAAGGTTTTTTTCTAGCAAACATCTCTAAGTAAGGACCTTCAACCAATCTTTCTATTTCCTTATGAATAAGTGGTTTCTGTGAGTGTTTTTGTCTTTGTGATATAATAAGTTGTGCTACATCTTTATTTATTCTTTTTGGTCTACCTTTTGTTGCAAGTAAACACATTTCAGGATTACCTCTAGTCCAATATCCTAAACCTGTAAAAAATCCCATAGTATTTTTATTTGTCTTCGCCCATGTAAAACCTACGGTCTTATACTTAAAACCCCAGGCGTCTATAACTTTAAACGCCTGGTCTAACATTGGGTCACACACCCACATTAAAAGGACTGAATCAGGTTTAGCAATGTCGCTAACAGGTAAATTACAAATGTCAGCGAGGCTAAGGCAAGGATAATGTCTTTCAGGACTTTTATCCTTTCCTTTATCTGACCTCGTTTTAAATAACCAAGGAGGGTCTGCATATATTACTCCGTATTTTTTGTTTGGGAAATTAACCAAAGAAAGCCTCCAGACTTGCTTGTGGTTCTGCCTTCCATCCTATTGCGTCTAATATAAATCTCATAGGATCAAGGAAAGTTTTTTGAAATTGTATGTCGTAATCAACATATGGTTTTATTTTAAATTCATCTGGTAGTGTGGTCATATAACTTATAACATCAAATTTAAATGGGTTTGCTTCTTTTAATTTTATAAATTTAATCTTATCACCTTCTTGTATCAAAGGATATTTTTGTTGTAGACCAAGCTTATGTATTTGATAATTATAAATTAATGCACCTTTGACATGTATTGGTGTGCCTTTAATAAAGATATTTGCACTATCTCTATATTTTTTAAGATTGTTACAACTTCTAGGAAAGGCAATAGACTCTGGTTGTAATTCAAAAAATTCTTTTTTAAATTCTGCAACAAGTTTATGTAAATCAGTTTGTTCTTTACTCATTATAGTTTTAATGGCCTCTTTAATCTTAACACGACAAACACCTGGTGTTGATGATTTAACTGCCTCAATACCCATAAGTTTTAATTTAGGGTCAGCAAGTCTAACACCTTCCTCATCAAGAACATTTAACATATATCTTTTCTTTGCCACCCATATACCTTTGTCGGCAATTACTTCTCGTTTCATTACCATGGCATTTTTAAATGCGTTAGAATAATCTGCTAGCTCCTCAAAACATTTTTCGATATATGGTTCAATTTTATTATCACAAACTTTACCAAGAAAATCTATAATTTGTTCTTTAGTTTTACCTTGACAAGTTTTTTCTACAAGTTTATCAAATCTTACATAGATTGAATCTGTATCAGAGGCAACAATATAATCTATTTTATCTTTTGTTAATAAGATACCATTAATATATTCATTCACTTTCTTCTCAATATATCTTATAATAAACTGGCCAGCAGTTGTAATACCACTTGCTTGTCTTACATCATAATATCTAAAATATTGATTACCAACTGCACCATAAGCTGAGTTCAAGGCAATCTTCTTTGACCATTGAATATTATGACATCTTGCAATCTCTTTAACAAGTTTAGGATCTTTGGTCTTCTCATATTCTTTCTTTGCCTTTAACATTCTATTTTTGAATACAACTCTTTCATTGTACATTTTCTCCATCATTTCAGGAAGAAAACCTTGTTTATCATTTTTAAACTTGGCGCCGTTAGGTGTTAAACAAGCACCCTCTGTTTTAAGATAATTAAGTGGTACTTTCATGTCAATCATTTTATTAACATTGACACCGTGAGAAGATTCACCAATAATTTTTTCTGGCGAAATATTGTATTGAATAATTATATGTGGGTATAGAGAGTTAATATCAAATGAAACAATCCAATCATGGTCACCTATTATTGGTTCTTTTACATAAGCGCCTTCATATTTTGTTTCTTTACTATGTTCTTCTCTTGGTGGTACACATATACCTTTTTTCATTAAATGGTTTGCAATCAGTGTGTCCCATACTCTAACTTGTGAGAATATATCATCATAGTTTACTTTTGAATCATATGCAACAGTTAAACTTAAATCAATAAGACCAAGTTTATCTTCCAATGCGTCAACAATTTCAACATCTTGAATATTATAATCCACAAATGATTGAAAGTCTTTAGTATACCAATCTTTAAATGTGTCATAGCCTGCGTCATCTTTACCACGACCAAGTTCTAGTTCACCAATGAAGTCAAGTCTATAACTTTCTTGTCTTGTTGGTATAAACCACTTATACAAGTCAAGATAATCTAACATGGCAATACCATACAGATTATAAACAGTTTGTGGTCTACCTCTTACATTAATCTCTTCTCTATTTGCCATATTCCAAGGCGACATTCTGTTTGCAACCTTGTCACCTGCAATCAATTTAATTCTATTCATTAAATAAGGTAAATCAAAAAACTTGGTGTTCCAGCCTGTGATAACATCTGGATGATTTTTAATCCAGAATTTCATAAACTCAAACATCAATTGTTTTTCGTCTTTACATTCTACATAGGTTACATCTGTACGGTCAGTTACAAACTTACCTACACCCCATGTTAATATCTGTTTGTTAGATTGATTTTTTACTGTGATACATAATAATTCTTCTACTGGATTTTCTACATCTGGAAAACCACCTTCACAAGTTGTTTCTATATCAAGTGTAAATATTTTAATTTGATCTTTGTCCCATTCAATTACCTCAGGATATTCTGTACCAATATATTGATAATGATATCTTTCAAGACCATAGATAGGAGAATTTTGTGTGGCTATATCTTTACGAAATCTACGAGCTGCACTAATATTAGTAAACTCAATAGGTTTTAAAAACTGACCTTGTAAAGTTTTATATTGGGAGTGTTCTTGTGTTAGGGCGTAGAGGGTAGGACCAAAATCTATTTTTTCTTTATAGTCTTTACCGTTTAGAACACCACGAATTAAAAGTTTACCTTTATGTTCAATTACATTTTTATAGAAGTTCATCTTTTCTCAATTTCACCGTTACATTATTTAAATCATCATTAAGTTGTATCTGACATGCCAACCTAGACACGCCTTCAATATAACCTCTCTCATACTCCAAGAGTTCTTGTTCTAAAGAGTTTTCTTTTATCTTTAATTTATTTTGCCATTGTACACCATCCACATGAATATGGCAAGTCGCACATGCACAACAACCACCACAATCAGCAGGTATCTCTGGTAAATCCAGTTCTTTAGCTGCCTCCATGATGGTATAACCTACCGGTACATCAACCGATAGTGTTTTATCATCTCTTTTGAAATTTACTTTTACCATTAATTTGGTAAGTTAGTTTCAGTTATGAGTCCTTTATTTGGTGTAAGTATCTTACTTGTATTTTGTTCGTAAGAGTTTTTGATTTCATCTTTAGGTTCTGTCATAAAGACAACTTTATCTTGGTCAATAGTGATTGTATCACCTTTACCAAATGCATTATATAACGACATCATTAATTGTACTGGTTTGCCGGGTCCTAATTGTTGTGGTATTATTACAAATGGTTTATTTAAACTTATACCACCATCATTTTCGCCAACTTTAGCGATTACATCTTCGCCTGTTGTCATTCTTATCACTTTCACATCACTCATATTATCTCCTATTCTAAACTATATTTGGTTGTTATCACATATTTTCTTTGAGGATTTACCAATACATTTAATCGTTTCATAAATGCACGGTCAAGTAAGATAGGAGTTCTATCTTCTCTATCATCAATAGTAAATTCTACATCTTTATAAAAACCACCAGCAAACTCAACATTAAGTCTTACAACATATCTTGTTTCGTCATAGTCTCTTAAGCCGCCTACTTTGATTTCTTCTTTTTTAATTATTTTAGATGTAATGGTTTTGTTTAACAAACTCCATGTAATTTCATTTCCGTTTATTTTATATTTATCGGCATGTATAACAGGCATGCCAGAATTACCCGTATCAAATTTTGATACAAGTTCACCAAAAGGTTTTATGGTCAAAATTTCTTTGAAACCACATTCTGTTGGTACCGTGTATCTGTTTTCTTTATCAGCAAAATGAGTGATAACTTCTTTTGCGATATTCATTCCTGTAGCGTCCTCTATACCCTCTGTACCAGGTGATGAGTTTACTTCAAGAAAATAAGGTGGTTCTTTATCTCTGTTTTTACTTGGTATAAAATCAACAGCAGTCCAATATCCACCAACTGCCTTAGCAGCTTTTAAAGTTTCTTCTATTTCTAATTCTGTTAATGTAATCTTTTTAGGTACTGAACCTTGTGATACATTTGACCTGAAATCTCCTTCAATAACTGGTCTTGCCATAGAGGCCAACACTTTACCACCTAACACATGCACCCTTACATCATATTCTGTTTTAATATATTCTTGTATTAACAGGTCAGCGTCTTCATCTTGTTTGTGTATAAGTTGTACAATAGAATCTAAACCTTTTTCACTATCAACAAATAATACACCAACACCTTTACTACCTCGTAAAGTTTTCATAATAAGAGGAAACTTTATACCTGCCTCTTTAACTTGTTCATTTGATTTTTCAGGATCACTAATTAACTTGGTCAAAGGTTGAGTTAAACCATAATCTGCAAGTCTTAATGCTGTTCTATATTTGTCAGCACATATGTTTATCGTAGTTCTAGGATTTACAAGTGTTGCATTTGCTCTTTCTAAAATAGAAACAAGGTCTAACCAACTATCTTTCCTAGTTATAGAACCACGAATAATTGCAACGGTCATTGCACCAACTTCAAAACCTTTTTTATCATCTTGATTATGAAACTTACGAATACCGTCCTCAAATGTAGTATAACCACCTGTAAGTTTAAACAAATAGTAAGGGTAGTTTAACTTCTTACACTCTTCTTGCAATCTATCGGCAGTATGAAATTCTTTTGCATTATCTGGCTCATCTGTAATGATAAGCAGACGCAAAAACTTTTTATCGCCTGTAGCTTCTTCTAAGTAATTTTTAAACGGTTGTACTTGCACTTTTACTATCTTCTGGTTTTTTGCCTATATTATATTTAGCAACCAAGTTCCACTCACTCTTTTCTTTAAATGGTAAAACTTTGATTTGACTTAACGGGGCTTTGTTTTCTACTAATGTTGTATTGACAACATCAATTAAATTCCAATCTTGTAGTAATAATGTTATTGTATTTCTTCTTTGTATATCATTTTCTGTTAAACTAGAGTTCTTACCATCTAAGGCAAACAACTCTTTGAAGTGTGTTATGTAATACTTACCTTGTTTGTGTAAGATATGACAACTCTGAAAAAGAGTTTTATCTTTTCTACTTGCAACACCAATTCTAGTTAAAGTTTCTCTGACTTTTAAGAAGTCGTCTGGTTGCTTGATTGTAACCTCTAGCATATCGCTAGGCGACCATTTTATTGTATCTTCACTCATTTTTTTCTCCCACCTTTTTTCAGGCCAATTTTTATAATTTCAATTTGGCCGTCTGAAAGTAGGTTAAGAGCTTCTTTTGCCTTTTGATTACTATAACCATAATACTCTTTAATTACTTCAAGGTCTTTGACTTTTTTTTGTGAAAGCCACTTCCCACCAAATCGCTTCTTCTTTCGAATACTATTTATAAAATAGTGGAATTGCATCCGTTTTGGTAGAAAGTGTAGACCGTTCATCTCGTTACTATGCATTATTGTATCATAGAACATTGACAAACATCTGTTAATAATAAATGTAGGATATTTCTTTTGCCACACAACGTCACCTGAATCTAAAAGTGGTTCTTTAGATTCATTTATGGCCTTTAAATAATCCTTTAACTCGTACATTATTTAAACTTACAGTTAGCCATGATTTCTGTTAAACATGCAACCATATTAATCTCTTGGTCTGCCACAAAAGCAGACTTATACTGGTAACCAGCAATGATTAATATTGCTTGTGGAATAGAAGATGGTTCTACTGCCTTATACATCAGCTCATAGATTGTACTAAACAAAGATGATGGTTCTTTATCAAGATTGTTAATGACCCATTTACGCATGTCATTAAATCGTTTTTCTTTTAAAACTTTTACAAGTTCTTTTGTATTTGCCTCTGATAAACTAAACAAGATACCACTATCTATCTTACCTCTAACGGAATATCTTTGAAGTTCATTGATAGTCCGTCTAAAATCAGGATAGTATTTTTGTATTAGTTCAGCCAATACTTTTTTATCATATTCAACTTGCTCATCATCAAGGACTTTACCAAGTCTTTTTAATAATGCCTGTGCTGTCTTGACTTTTTGTCCGTTCTTGATAGCAAAGTCGATTACGGTACATCTACTATGTAGAGCAGGTAAAATCTTATTCTTGTAATTACAAGTAAAGATAAATCTACAATTTTTGTAAAATGTTTCTATGAAGTTACGCAAAGCAGGTTGTACAGACTCAGCATTCATATAGTCTGCCTCATCTATAATCACCACTTTATGATTTGAATGTTCAGTTAATGATACAGTAGAAGCAAAGTTTTTAATCTTATTTCTTAATGTATCAATCTGACGGCCTTCATCTGAACCGTTTATGATAATATAATCTGCACCAAGTTCCTCACACAAAGCACGAGCAACTGTAGTCTTACCGGTACCTGCAGTACCAGATAATAACAGATTAGGTATTTCTTTTTGTTTTAGAAATTCAGTAAATGTGTTTTTAATATCTTCACTTAATATACACTCACTAATCTTTTTTGGTCGATACTTTTCGACCCATAGGTATTCTGACATAATATAATCCTCACTTTATTCATAATTTAAAATTCACTATCTGGCTCGATAGCAACCCAATATTGAATTGGTTTATTTCTATTTATAAAGTGTGAGATTTTTTGTGAAGAAATAGCCACATCATAATCATCTTGTATCATTTTAAAGTTCTCTGTTTTAAAGTATGCTTTAAAAGTTTTATCAGTTTCACCAACTACAATTGAATAGTCGTTAGATGATGGCGTCTTCTTATCAGTAGCAACTAACTTAATTTCTTTACCATCGCCTGTAACAGAAATGTCTGGCAAATTAAGTGTTGTAACACCTTTCATTAGTTTTGCGAATACATCTTTTTTCAATGCAAATGTAACATACTTATCAGGCATGGTTATCATTTTAGTAGGTGCAACTACCACCGACTTATCTGCAAAATAATATTTAACAGCTTGTTTTGAATTACTATCTTTTATAGTTAGATTTTGACCACCATTAAAATTAAGGTCTGACTTATCAAATAAGTCAACAGCTCTTAAAAATTCAGGTAAATCATAGATAGCAAACTCTTGGTCAAACTTCTCTGATACATCAGCTTGTGCTAAGATGTTTTTCAATGTAGAGATAGTTTGTAATTGATTGCCTGGTTTTACTAAAATATTCTGGTTTATATCAGAAAAGTTTTTTAGTATAGCAACCGTATCACTTGTTAGGTTCATTATATATTCTCCGTTTCATAATTAAATTGGAGCGGATACTTGGTACTGCCCCAAGTTTTGCGAGTTGGTAACCCGCTGTAATACTTTTATACGATATCCGCATTTGTTCATGTTGTTATTATATATTAAAGTGGCCAAAAAGGCAAGCCTGATTTGGCCACAATAATTAAATACTGACTAATTGTTTCCAATCGTCAATTCCCTTCTCTTGTGGTAATGCACCAGCAATATGTATAAAGTCAAGATTCATACCACATTTTTTAAAGTTACTTAAAATAGATTCAAGTTCTTCTCTAAATTTAACTCTCTTATCTGGTATAGTTGAGTTAACTGTTGGTGCTCCCATGTGTGCTACACAATAAGAGTGTAGACCTGTTTTTGTTTTTTCGTTATAGGTTTCAGCATAGTTATTAATAGCATTAACTACAAATCTATATTGATAACCCTCTTTAACTAGAAAACCATATTGTTCTTTGTTAATATCATAACCACCAATTACATAATCTTTTTTAGAATGGTTTTCTAACCAAACTTGTGCTTTTGATTTATTATAAAAGGCATATTTCTGTGGTGTTCCACAATCTTCTAATACCCATTGTACAATACGGTCTTTTGATTGTTGTTTTCTGTGTAAAGATACTTGATTAAGTTTTTTTCTAATATCTAACTCATCATTTTTTAAAGTACCTTTTCTAACTTTTTTAACAAGATATGCTTTTAAATCTTGTTCTTTATTATTAAGTTTTGGTAATGGTTCATTCTCAACAGCCCTTACATCATCAATAGTATCTTCGTCTGCTTCTATTTCTGTAAAGTACCATTTCTTTTGACCAAGTTCCATAAGTGCAAAAGAACGACCAAAGCCATAGACAAGTTCATATTCTTTTTCTATACCTTTTGCTTTTCTTTTAATTACACATGGTGGTACTTGCGTCATATCTACGCCTTGACCAAACGACATTCTTAAATCCTCAATGTGTGCTGGTGTAACACCATGCTCACGGACTAAATTGTCGTCATCATCATCAATTAAAATGTTACTGAAATCTAATGCGATTGTATCTTTTATTTTTACTGTTGGTAGTGTGTTGAAAGTTGGTTTTGGAATATTATTTAAATCAACCTCATTCATTACCTGATTAACTGGTAATATCATTATTTTCTCCTATATGTTAGAAGGTAGTTTCAAGCTATTGCTAAACTCACCTTTTATTATTTATACATCATTATATAGTAAAGTGGAGGAAAGGCAAGCCTCCCTCCACAATTATTCAAATTTATTTAATATTGATAGTTCTAGCTTTCTTATGGTCTGGAACAATCTTCTCTAAAAATACTTTTAAAAGACCGTCTTTTAATTCAGCACCTTTAATTTCAACATCATCTGCTATTGTAAATCCTTTTGAGAAACTTCGTTTAGCAATACCTTTGTGTAATACTCCGTTATTGTCTTCAACTTCTTTTTCTTCTTTAGATTTTACTGATTCGATTTTAAGAATATTATTCTCAAATGATACAGAAATGTCTTTCTTACTGTAGCCTGCTAATGCCACTTGAATATCATATGTTAAAGAACCTGTCTTTACAATATCATATGGTGGATAAGAATTAGCTGCCGTCATGTGTGGTAGATGGTCAACCATATGGTCGAATTGGTCAAACATCTCGTCAAACCCCACGGTAAACGGTTTTAGTCCAGTAAAAATTGATTGAATTGCTTTGTGATTGGTCATATAGAACCTCCTTTTATTAAGCAAAGTTAATGTTTGACACCTCTTATGAGCATGTCATAGTTATTTATATAAGAACTATTTCCTATATTTCAAGTGGTAGTTTTTGTATATTAGAGGCTATAAAAACTACCAAACCGAGCCGCTGCTTAAGTTCTTTTGAGTGTTGAACCAGGCGCAAATGCCAAACAAACACATTCAGGTTAACGCTAGCGC